ATCATTCAGCTTCAACTGCTGATTACAGCAGGCGTACTGTTGGCGCTATCGCACAGATAGGTGGCGATATCATGCCAGCAATCTAAAGGAATAACAAATGGCCGGTTGGAAAAAATATTTTACGCCAGTTAATACATCTGGTAAACTAAGTCCAGTAAGCGGCACCATGAGTTCCGACCAGGGTAGGAATCCCAGTCGAACAAACTATAGCAGTTATCTTCCGGATTTTTATGCTGGTCATCCCAATCGCTTAGAGCGATACGGGCAATATGACACCATGGACAGTGACAGCGAAGTTAATGCCGCCCTAGATATTCTAGCTGAGTTTTGCACACAGCCCAACGAAGAAAACGGCACACCATTCGAGATTTATTTCAAAGAGCAGGCCACTAATACCGAAGTAAAAATCATTAAAAAGTACTTACAACAGTGGTGTAAGCTGAATAAATTCCCCGTGAGAATATTTAAAATCGTCCGTAATGCCATGAAGTATGGCGACAGTTTTTTTGTTCGAGATCCAGAAACACAGAGTTGGATGTATGTAGATCCTGCCAAAGTAGATAAAATTATCGTCAATGAAAGCGAAGGTAAAAAGCCCGAGCAATACATGATTCGTGACTTCAATCCTAATTTTGAAGCACTATCTACCACTGCTATCAACCCTAGTAACATACAGGGCGGCGGCAATCAGTTTGGTGGAAACTACGGATCTGGTCAAGGTGGGGGAGGCGGCGGCCGTGGCATGGCAGGATCATTTCCTAATGCTGCCTCGGGCAGCAGATTTGCACAAAATCAGAATCAATATGCTATAGATGCCAAACATGTGATCCATATCAGCATGAGCGAAGGATTAGATAATAATTTTCCCTTTGGTAACAGTTTGATGGAAAGCATCTTTAAGGTATTCAAACAAAAAGAATTATTAGAAGATGCTATCTTGATCTACCGTATACAGCGTGCTCCGGAACGTAGGGTATTTTACATCGATGTAGGTAACATGCCTAGTCACTTGGCCATGAGTTTTGTTGAGCGTGTAAAAAATGAAGTTAACCAACGTAGGATTCCCAGCGCCAGCGGTGGCGGCCAAAGTTTGATCGATGCTAGCTACAATCCTCTATCAGTTAACGAAGATTATTTCTTTCCTACCACTGCTGAAGGGCGGGGAAGTAAAGTAGAAATCCTGCAAGGCGGGCAAAATTTAGGAGAAATCGATGATCTTAAGTATTTTACCAATAAGTTGTTTCGTGCTCTACGCATACCTAGTTCTTATCTACCTACCGGCTCTGACGACGGAGGAAGTAACTTCAATGATGGACGTGTTGGAACAGCATACATACAAGAGTTAAGGTTCAATAAGTACTGCGAACGTTTACAAAGTTTGATTAATGGGCCGTTTGATACAGAATTTAAACTATATCTACATACCAAAGGCATCAATGTAGACAGCAATATTTTTGATCTCAAATTTAATCCTCCACAGAATTTTGCCAGTTATCGTCAAGCAGAAATGGATACCGCAAGGGTTAACACTTACAACGTATTGGCAGCAATTCCCTACATCAGCAAGCGATTTGCCATGAAGAGATTCTTAGGATTGACCACTGAAGAGATTTCTGAAAATGAAAATATGTGGGAAGAAGAAAACGTCGATACCGATACAGCGTTGAGCGCCAGCGCCGAACTTCGTACCGCAGGTGTTACGGCAGGCGGTATGTCTGGAGACATGGGAGATCTAAGCAATCCGCAACCTGATCCATCTATGACTCCCGAAGGCGGCGCTGCTCCTCCAGTTCCGGGCGGAGACGCTGGAACAACTGCGCCCGCTTCCGCAGCATAAAACTGATAAATAATCGTATGCTACTAAACGAGTTCACTTATTTTGATAAAAATCACAAAGATCCACAGGAAGATGGTAGATATCTGAGTCAGCACGATACTAGTGTGCTGCGTGATAAGGATTTGAGAAAGACTCGTTTAACTCTTGAAATGCTCAACGATCTTAGAAAAGCGGGCGAAGCAAGAGAAAAAGAAAAGAAAGAAGAGTTGGGACTGACTAGAAAGATGTATGCCCAACCACCACCGGAAGCTGCGGCAGCATAAACTATTAACACATAGTTTAATTCTTTTTGATAGAAACTAAATAATTTTATCAAAAAAAGCCAAAACGGCTCGTTTTCGGCCTATATCGCGCACCAATCTCCTTACGACTTTAAATATAGGATAGCCTTGCCGCTAACCAACATTAGGAGAACCAATAACATGTCAGCAAAATTTGAACAATTATTAGATCACCTTGTCAATGAAAACATGGATCAAGCTAATGAGCTTTTCCATGAAATCGTTGTTGAGATGTCTAGAGGAATTTACGAGCAACTCATCGCCGAAGAAGAAGATGAGTCCAGAGAAATGGATGAAGCTGAAGACGACGCAGACGAATCCGTTGATGAAGAAATGGACGAGTCTATGGATGATGACGAACAAAATGAGTCCATGGAAACTGAAGAGTCATACAGCATGGAAGGTGACGACGAAGAAGGCGAGCACGGATTTGCCAAAGGTGATTCCGGTGACGAATTTGGCGCCAGCGTTACTGGTGGCGACGATGACGAAATGGATCATGAGAAATCAGAAGACGATGCAATTTTCGACTTCAAAGCAGCATTTGAAAAACTAGAAGCAGCATTTGCTGAACTAGAAGCAGCTCAAGGCGGCGAAGAAGCCGACATGGGTATGGGTCCAGACATGGGCGATGACAAAGAAGGTGAAGACGAAATGATGGGTCAACCAGCATTTGAAGGTCGTCGCATGACACGTGAATACGTTGAGAAAGTTGGAAACGACTGGGAAAAGAACAGCCAAAAAACACAAGGTCAAATCGTTGGTGCTAACACCGGTGAAAGCATGCCACACGCTGAGAATGCGCGAAGTGTTGTAAGCTCTGGTAAAGGTAAGCCTGCTACAGGCGCTACTGCTGAAAACATCCTACGTGGTGGTGATGAAGGCGGTACTCCAACAGGTACAAGCCCAGCTGGTAAAGCAGGCGGTTTCCTAAGTGCAGCTAAAGGTATGAACACAGGCAACGGTAATGTTCCTGGCGGTAAGATGGGCGTTAAGAACCTATCCAATGTCAAGGGCGGACACGGTGCTGAGAAGAAAGGTTCTGGTCCAGGTCCAGTAGGTGCTGGTACAGGTGACAAAGCTGGTCAAACTAGCGATGCCAACGGTACTAAGAAGCAATTCCTACCACCACATACCCGTCCTTAATTAGAGCATTGAGATGAAGCTAGCTTATCTAAGAGAACACCTAAGTTTTGATCAATCCGGCATCGTAATGGAGTCGGATGACAAAGATGGTAAAAGCCTTTACCTAAAGGGCATTGCCATCCAGGGTGGTATCCGAAATGCTAATCAGCGTGTCTACCCCGTAGATGAAATTGAACGTGCTGTAAAAGCACTTAATGATCAAATACAAAATGGATATTCAGTATTAGGTGAAGTAGATCATCCAGATGATTTAAAAGTGAATTTGGACCGTGTATCCCATATGATAACTCAAATGTGGATGGAAGGTCCTAATGGTTATGGCAAGATGAAAATTTTGCCAACACCAATGGGCAACTTAGTTCGTACTATGCTTGAAAGTGGAGTAAAACTTGGCGTCAGTTCTCGTGGTAGCGGCAACGTAAGCGACATGAACGGCCATGTATCCGATTTTGAGATTATCACAGTAGACGTAGTTGCACAGCCCAGTGCTCCTGGAGCGTATCCTACACCAGTTTATGAACATTTAATGAATGCTCGTGGCGGGAATAAGGCGTTTAAGGTTGCACAAGAAGTGAAAGAAGATCCAAAGGCCCAGAAATATTTGAAGGAATCACTTCTTCAAATTATTAAAGGTCTAAAATAAGCCCGAGGAGAAAAACAATGTTGGACGCATTCAAACAATTAGTAGAGTCAGGAGTGATGACCGAAGACGTAAAGTCTGTCATCGAATCTGCCTTTGCTGAGAAAATTCAAGAGAATCGCGAACAAGTAACAGCTGAACTACGTGAAGAGTTTGCACAAAAATACAGCCATGACAAAACTGTCATGGTTGAAGCAATCGATAAACTGTTAAGCGAGCGCTTGAACGCAGAGATGGTTAGTTTGTATGAGGACAAAAAGACACTGGCTGAGGCAAAAGTAGCATACCAAACCCGTATTGCTGAAGATGCTAAAAAGCTAGAAGGTTTTGTTATCAAACAATTAGCAAGAGAAATGTCAGAGTTCCAAGGTGACCGTAAGAAAGTTTCCGAGAACTTCAACAAGCTAGAGCAATTTATTGTTCATGCATTGGCAAGAGAAATTAGTGAATTTAACATAGACAAGCGTGATCTAGCTGAGACGAAAGTCAAACTAGTCCGTGAAGCTAAGGATAAATTTGCTGAGATTAAGCAACGTTTCATCGAACAATCTTCAAAGATTGTAGAAGCAACTGTTACGAAAAAGTTAACATCTGAAATCAAGCAATTGAAAGAAGATATTGACTCCGCACGTAGCAATGACTTTGGTCGTAAGATCTATGAAGCATTTGCACAAGAGTTTGCTGGTTCTTACTTAAATGAAAAATCTGAGACAAGTAAATTGTTAAAGATCATTTCCAAGAAAGATCAAGAATTGGCAGAAGCAAAAACTGTCGTAACAGAAAAAGCACGTTTAATCGAATCTGCGCAACGCGAAATCCGCATTACAAAAGATTTGATGGAGCGTAAACAAGTTATGACAGAATTACTAGCACCGTTGGATGCTAGCAAACGAGGCATCATGAAAGAACTTTTAGAGTCTACACACACTAAAAAACTTAATGAAGCATTCGACAAATACCTACCAGCGGTAATGGAAGGACAAGTACGCAAGACTACTGATAAAAAAGTAGTATTGAGTGAAAGTTCTGAAGTAACTGGAAATCGTGAAAGCAAGCCTGAAGCAGGCTTAGACAATATTTTAGATATCCGCAAGTTAGCGGGTCTATCGAAATAATTAATCAAGGAGACATAAATGTCACAACTATTAAATGAAAGATGGTCAGAGACCAAAGAAGCTCTGCTTGAAGGCCTACAAGGTACCCGTCGTAGTTCTATGCAGGTTTGCTTAGAAAATACACGTAGGTATTTGGCTGAAAGCGCAACAGCTGGTGCAACCAGCTCTGGAAACATTGCTACACTAAACCGTGTGATTCTTCCAGTTATCCGTCGTGTTATGCCAACCGTTATCGCTAACGAAATCATCGGTGTTCAACCAATGACTGGCCCAGTAGCACAAATTCACACTCTACGTGTTCGCTATGCTGATTCTTCAACTGAAGTCACAGCTGGTGAAGAGGCACTAAGTCCATTCAAGATTGCTAGCGCATACTCTGGTAATGATGGTTCACCTGCTAAAGCTGCTGTAACAAGCCAGCTAGAAGGTCAACCAGGCAAGCGTATGTCCATTCAAATCTTGAAGACACCAGTCGAAGCTAAGTCTCGTAAACTAAGCGCTCGCTGGACGTTTGAAGCTGCTCAAGATGCACAAGCCCAACAAGGTATTGACATCGAAGCAGAAATCATGGCTGCACTAGCACAAGAAATCACAACTGAAATCGACCAAGAAATCCTAGGAAGCCTACGCTCACTAGCCAACGTCGAACAGACATATGACCAGTCTCTAGTATCTGGTACTGCTACATTCGTAGGTGACGAGCACGCTGCTCTAGCGATTCTAATCAATCGTACAGCTAACTTGATCGCTCAACGTACACGTCGCGGTGCAGCTAACTGGGCTGTTATCTCTAACCAAGCACTGACAATTCTACAATCTGCTACTACCAGCGCTTTTGCTCGTACAACAGAAGGTACATTTGAAGCTCCTACAAACACCAAGTTTGTTGGTACATTGAATGGCGCTATGCGTGTTTATGTTGACGCTTATCTAAGTGATGCAAGCGATGCAAACCAAGTTCTAGTTGGATACAAAGGTTCTAGCGAAGCAGATGCTGCTGCGTTCTATTGCCCATACATTCCTCTAATGAGCTCTGGTGTTGTTCTAGATCCAGCAACCTTCGAGCCAGTCGTTGGCTTCTTGACACGCTACGGCTATGTTGAGTTGACCAATGCAGCTAGCTCACTAGGTAACGCTGCTGACTATCTAGGCCGTGTTGCTATCACTAGCGCAAACGTTTCCTTCCAATAATCCATTATTGGCGTAAACAACAGAAGCCCACTTCGGTGGGCTTTTTGTTGACTGAAAACTAAATACTCTGTACAGCTTGCATTGGGCAAGTTTTATGCAGAAATCCAACTGCGTACGGCCTAGAACGCCGTGTTTACTTATTTTAGGAGAAACAAAATGGGACGTCCAATTAAAAAGAAATTCTTTGGTAGTTTAACTACCCCTTACCAAAATCATGCTACTGGCGGCAAAACTGGCGTTGGTGGTGAAGGTGTAGCATCAGTCACTATTTCAAACAGCGGTACATTTTATTCACAAGGCGCAGCCGTAACATTTGGAGCACCAAATATTACTGGCGGCATCCGTGCAACTGGTACACCAATCGTGGGTACAGGCATCAATGTTGGTAAAATCATGGGATTCAATATCACTAATGCTGGTTCTGGTTATACAGGAACTGTTAGCATATCTGTTACCACTGCAACCGGTGTTACAAGTGCAACAACAGGTACAAGCGGCGCTCAATCAGTTTATCCAGCAACTACTACCGGCATTCAAGTTGGTATGCAAGTGTTTGGTGCTAACATCAGTGCAAGTGCTACATATGTCACTAGCATTTCAGGTAGCGTAGTCAACATAACATGGCCAAATGCAGGAACAGTTAGTACCAGCGTTTTATTCCGTGATGTAGGTGCAAGTTTCGCAAGCTCAGCAGTTGGGTTAACTAGTAATCGTCAAGATGCAATCACTATCGTTTCTTACTTGTCAACAGCTAGTCAATCACGTAGCGGCGGCGATATTATGAAACAAGAATCTAGCCGTAGATATCTAGTTCAAAATTCTGATGGTAAAGGTATTTGTACATTGAGTACTGGTACACTGACAGCAGGTAAAATGCATATTATTGCTACAGACTTTGGCGGTGCAACTTATTATGTAACCAAGCTAACTGCTCATAAAGCCACTGTTGCTAACAGAACCAGCACTAGTACAGCTTATCTATCCACTGGTAGAGTCGCTAAGTGGACGCTTGGCGCTGCAACTGGTACAGGTGTCAACACCGTGATCAGTCTAGCTCATACTATCTAAAATATTTTTAATTTTAGAAGAACGGGGCTCTTAGGAGCCCTTTTCATTTAGTATGCATAATTCTGAATTAGGTAAATACTGGTATGACTACCGAGTGGACTACACCTACAATCTTTTCACAATATGTTGAATCTGGGGCAGAAACTGCACATGTTTCGTGGAACGATTCTAATGGTTGGGCTGCATTATTAAATCGTAATGTTAATGAAAGAATTGGTACCAATGGTACACTAGCACATATTGCACGAAGTCCTAAACATGATATATTGACTAAAACTTATTATGTGAAATGTCGGGGTTTTAATTTTGTCAATTTACCAGATTCGCCCTCTGGTATAGAACTTAAATTAACCACACAACGTCGAGGCAGAGTAACTGATGACACAATACAGTTATGTTTTGATGATAGAACAATTGGTGATAATCAAGCAAATTTAATTGTAGATCCAGTTAAAATATATGGCAGTAGTACAAGTTTATGGAGTGTAGAAAATTTATCTATGTCAACAATACAAGATTTAAAATTTGGAGTAGTAGTAAGATTGCAGTCTCATCCCAATTACCCTCATCGTGATGAGGCGTATATCAATGCTGTTGAATTGAGAATCCATTAATCAAATAAATACTCTAAAGGAATAAGAAATGGCTACTATCACAGTATCAGGAACAAGATCACAAACTCCCGGCGGTCCAAGTGCAGTATCAGCGCCTACTGGTAGCATCAACTTAAATTCCACGATTACTAATGTTTCCGGGCAATTGAATGTTGGCAGCAATTCGACTATAGGCGGAAGTTCATCAGTTGGTGGAAATTTTTATGTCACCGGTAGCAGTTCCTTAACAAATCAAGTTGTTATATCGAGTACACTTAGTTCAGTTAGTACTACCACAGGTGCATTGGTAGTTGGTGGTGGAGTTGGAATTGGACAGAATTTAAATGTTGGTGGTAATGCAGTAATAACAGGTACTGTAGTAGTTTACAATAATGTATCTATCACAGGAACTATCGCAGTTCTAGGAAGTACTACAACTGTCATTATCAACGCAAATGATAATAATGTAGGTAACCCATTAGGTGTTGAATACACCACTACAAATGTTTATGGAACTATCGATCAAAGATTAAAAGGTGCAGTATATGTTGGTGGTGGTGTTGGTATTGAAAAAGATTTGAATGTTGGCGGATACATCTATGGTCGAGTAGCCAAATCAGATCAAACTGCTCAAACACTAGTCACATCTACTAATGTAGACGAAGTATTTTATCCTACATTCGTTAACAAATTAGGTATTAGTACAGCAACATTTAGCTATACTTATATTGATAACATAAACACCGGCACCGGAGGTACTACTAGTACTGGTGGGTTAACATATAATCCTTATTCTGGATTATTGACAACATTTAATGCAAATATATCTGGCCCACAAAATAGTGTCAGTACTGAAACCGGAGCACTTACCGTAGCCGGCGGTGTCGGTATTGCTAAAGATACTCACATTGGTGGCAAGGCCTATGTCGCTGAACTAATTACCAATTTAATATCTAGCCAAACCGGTCCAATAGCTATCAAACCTGAAGGTGGTGAGACTGATATCTATGGTGAAATTAATGTTCGCGGCGGCAAAAAGCCTCTTGGAACTGCACCGGTTGTTACAAATACATTGTACGTAACTATGGACGGGGATGACACCAATGACGGTCGTGCCCAAGATCCAAGCCGGGCTTGTCGTACAATCGGCGGAGCAATGAAAAGCTCGTACTACCAACCTGGCACACAAATTAGAGTAAGCGCCGGTCATTATTTTGAAGATAATCCATTACCGATGAAACCATATACATCGGTAATGGGTAGTGATATTCGTACGACAGAGATTGAGCCAATTAATAAAACTCAAGACTTGTTTCATGTTAATTCTGGATGCTACCTAGCGTTCATGCAATTCTGTCAAGGACGTAGCGGATTGCTTCCTGGTGATTATTATACATCAGATACTAATAGGGGAGCATATGCCACAGCATTCCCGCCCCAAACTGGTGACAATAGAATTGATTTATTCCATAGCCCATACATTCAAAACTGTACAAATTTAAGCGGCCCGTGGTTAAAAGATGGTAGTTTGTTTCAACCCAATGGGACTGTTCAAATTCCTATCGTAGTGGGAACTGCTACTTGGGTTGCGAATACATCAAGCATGTTAGTCACATTGAATACTAGCCTAAGTACTAGTACAGTATTACAGGGAATGAGTGTTAATCAAGGACAACAAAACTTAGGATTTTTTAACGCACGTTCTTTATTGTTAGCAAATAAGCCATTCTTGCAATCACAAGTAGTCAGCTTTGTTGATCAAACTTTCAATAGTGGAAGTTTTGTTTACAACGCTGCCAGTTGCAGAAGAGATCTTGCGTTAATAGTTGATAGTGTTGCATTGGATTTAATTTATAATACTACCAGCGAAAGTATCTTTGCCGGTTTACAATATTGGAATCAAAATGGTTATACCGGTAGTATACTAAATCAATTAACAACTACGACCGCAGCAATATCACATGTAAGATCTTTAGCCTATAGTGTGGTCAATGCAATTGACGGTGCTTCGGCACTGATTGTGGATGCGGATTTTCAAGTTATATTAGATATAATAAACAACGGAACTGCCGGTGTTTCTAACATCATTGTTACAAATGGTGAGAAAACTGCCAATACAACATTGTTAAATTGTTACAATGCATTGATTGCTGCAAAGCCTACGATTGCTAGTCAAACTGTAGCATGGATTACAGCAAACAATCCAACTTTTACATTTAATACTTCGACATGCTATCGAGATATTCAATACATGATTGACAGTGTGGCATTTGATTTAAGCCACCCTAATAATATCAGCGGGGCACCAAGTAATAAACAAGCAGTTAAGTCAGGTGTATATTATTACAATTTTGATTCAACGTCTACGGCTGTGCCCAACGAAGTTCCACAAGTTGTGTCAGCTTACAATTATCTAAGATCTATAATACCAAATATTGTCACTGGTGTCGAACTACCTAAAAAATACAGCTTATCAACACAAAGCACTACTGGATATACATCGGCAACAATTTACGAATCTGGATTGATACAAGACAAACTAGATCTAATCACTAACATTATTAGAAATGGTCCAAGTGCAGTTTCTGATAAAATTCCAATGCCACTAACTCAGAGTGGGAACATTGTATTACTTAATGCCTATAGATTATTAGAGGCGAACATAACATTCTTACAAGATGAAATTATAGCATATATTGATAGTCAGTTTAATAATTTTGATTATAACAGGCAAATTTGTTACAGGGATGTTGGCATTTTAGTAGAGAATGTCTCTTACGATGCAACATTTGGCGGTAACGAAAAATCTATTGAAGCAGGCCTGGCATATTGGAACGGTGCTATCAGCAAAATATCTGGACAAGAAACACAGACCATAAGTGCTATTGATTATCTAAATAGCCTATGTCAACGAGTCATCACTAATACTACATGTACTGTACTGTCTCCAGTTGTAGGTATCAAACCAGGTGTGCAGGTAATAAACACTGTGTTGATAGGTGGAGAAGTTTCTAGTACAAGTATTGGCAATCTGTTTAATATTATCACTAGACTCATACAAACTGGTAGCGGAGATGAATTCATCAAACAAGGTAGCTCTGCAATTGATGCAGCATATCTAAGTGCTGAAGTACTAATGCAGGCCAACAGGGCATTTATACAAGAAGACACAATCAATTGGATCAATAACAATTACCAAACTTTTCCTTACAATGCTATCAAGTGCAAGAGGGATACTGGCGTAATTATTGATTCTGTTGTCACAGATTTATTATTTCCCACACCTGAATACAGTCAAAGCACATTCGCAGGTTTACAATATTACATACAGAGCAATTTGGTCGGGGCAGTCCCAGATCAATATCATCAAACAGTACAAGCAGTTGAGTACCTAAAAGAATTAAGTGCCAAGGTTATACAAAATATCACACCAGCTGACGATTTAGTCAGCCGATATCAAACAGCTGAGCCTCAAATTACTAATTTAGAACCAGGAACCTATTCTGATGCTAAAAAAGTTATGGCAAATTATGACATCATACTTGAAATATTAAACGGTAATATCACTGGCTGGACTGATAAACTTATATTTGGGTTTACTGCTAGTAAATTCTTAAGTGTACAAAATGCTTATGCAGTTTTACAGGCCAACGCTACATATTTGGCCAAAGAAGTGGTTGCTTACATTAATGCAACTAACCCAGGTTTTGCTGCTACATATGATAATGCAAAATGTGAAAGAGATGTTGGGTATATGAATACCAGTGTTTGTTTCGACTTGCTATACGGCGGAAATAAACAAAGTATCCAGTCGGGATTAAACTACTATGGATATGTAGGAAATATATCTAACATCGTTAACGAAACTACTGCTACAATCGCAGCGTTTAATCACCTATCTATCATAGCTTCAGACATCATACAAAATATTTTAATTACGCCACTACAAACAACTGTACAGCAAGTAATAACAACAACTACATCAACCGTTGGCGTAGCCAATCTTTTTGCCCGAGCAATTAGTACAGTTACAGACATCATCAGTAATGGAACAACAGTTGCAGCTACTAGACTAGTACCTGTTAGCTTAACGAGATCTACAACACCGGCGACATTGGTTGGGGCAGACAATATTTTAGCCAATAAAGACTTTTTAAAAGCAGAAGTAATCGCCTACATAAATCAAACTTTTGAAGGCCCATCGTCATTCTTCTATGATCAAGAAAAGTGTTATAGAGACACTGGATTAATTGTCGATGCAGTTAGTCAAGATATACTATTAGGCGGGAATCAAAAGTCTGTTGAGGCAGGACTGTCCTATTGGTCCGCAGGTTATAACTATGTAACTGGACAGGAAACTACTACAACCGCAGCAATTAACCATGCACGGGACATTGCATTACAAATTATTGCCAATCAGACAGTTACTCCTCAGCTACAAACTGAAGCAACGCAAATCATTAACACTTTCTATGACTATGGTCAGGATTACATGCCACAACAGGCCATAAGACGTAATTTTGGCATCATTACAAATATAATTGAAAAAGGTCCGTTATATGCTCCGTCTATATATCCAGGCAGCGCACTGGCTAATACGACTGGATTAAATGCTCTAGATGTTCAAATTGCTCCGTTGGTTACAAGTGTAAAATTAGTAAACACTGCAACAAACACCTACCTAATTGGATTAGATATTGTCACTGTTGGATTTGCCAATAATGCTACTTTATATTTTGGTGATAGTTCTATATACCCAATGCAAGATTATCAAGTTGAAGAACTTTCTTTAGAATATACCGGAAATGCTAACACATGGGATATGCGTAAAGTTGATTCTATTGG